CTACTCTTCTGGATCCGGTGGCGTAGTCGGCTGCGTGGCTGGCTGGGTAGCGGCCTCGTACACGGCATCCGTCGCCGCCTTGATCATCGCCATCAATTTCCAGCCCTGCTCCTGGCTTTGCTCACCAGTCACCGGGTGGGTAATGGTGTACGTGTTGGCCAGCAGGTCGCTGATCGTGGCCGGCAGGACTCCGAGGAACGTCCTCTCCAGCACCGTGCCGTCCGCCTGGGTGGTCAGCCGCTCGAAGTGGAACGTGACCGGTCCATCGTTGGTGTAGGGGTTCCAGTCTATGGCGATGCGCGGCGCGATCGCTTCGACGCAGGTCCCGAAGGAAGTGTTTTCGCTCAAAAGGGCCATCCTGTATCTCCGGTCAGTATCCGGTTACGTCTACGGTCATGATGTGCATCTGGGCGCTTTCAGCTCGCGGCGCTGGCATGCCGAAGAACGCGTAAGTCCCCTCCCCTGTGGTGCCTTGGGCAACGGTGTATCCGTTGCCATTTGAAGTAACCACCCCGGCAAAGCAGGCCCACTGCCAGTCAGCGGTGGGCGAAGCCTGCGTTCCCGTCCATCGGAAGCCCGGCAAAGTAATGATTTGCGCGTAGGAACCAGGCCCCAAGTTGACGTTCGCCGAAGGTGTCGCTCCCTGTAGCGTGCGAGCGTCCACCACTCTCATGTACCGGTGCTGCGAGTCGAAGACCACACGCCCATCGGCGCCGAAAACCTGCAGGCCGTAGCCCGGGCCCGATCGCGCCGGCGGCCGGTCGAAGACGAACACCTCAATCGTGTCACCGATCACCGCGCCTGGACCACCGTTGACACTGATCCATCCAAACTCCCACCCGCCTGCCACCGGACGAGCCCGGCTGACGGTAAATGGTTTGCTACAGCGCGCGGCCACGATAGGACGGTCTCCGGCCACCGTCAGGAAGGCCTGGCGCCCGAAGCCGCCAGTGACCGGCCCACCCGCCTGCTGGAACGTGAGCGTGTGTTTCGAGATGAAGGCGTAGTTGAAGAACTTCTCGTCAATGATGATGTTCTGGTTGTTGTTTACAAACTCGAAACCGGCCGGCATCAGTACGTCCCGTAATAGAAGTGTGCAGCGCCACCCCACGTGACCGTGGTGCCGCTGATGGTCGGGACGGTGAGGTTCTCGGGGTACATCAATCCGTTCTGATTAAGAATCGGGATCGCGAACGGGATGCCTTGGGAAAGCGCGGGTTCTTGTAGGGACCCCGCACCTTGGCTCACGTAACCAAGGAGCCTGGTCATGCGACTGGTCAGGTCAACAGTGATGTTTCCGTTCGCGTCCCAGCATTGAAGTCCGGTAGGCATCAGGCGCTCCAAGTTCCCAGGCGAATCCGCCGGACGTTGTTCTCGTCAAAACCAAGGAAATGGCCATCGCTGTACTCCATCCGCCGGCCGTTGCCCGGGGAGACGAACCTCACCCTGTCGAAGAGAAAGTCGATGGTGCTGGTCGTCCCGTTGTTGACCGATCGAATGCCGGCCACCCGACCGTTGGCATCCAGTGACATGGTCCAGCTCGCGAAGTACGACGCGAGGCCGTTTTCGTTGATTGTGGTGCGCGCCTCGATGGCTTGGGTGACCTGAGAGTACTTCTGGTCAATCCCAGATGCCCCCGGCTGCCAAGGAGAGGGCCCAGTCTGCGTGCTGCGAGCCTCTTCCAGCATGGGTCGTACGATCCAAAGGGCCGGACCGTTCGCCTGCGCCACTGCCCAGAACACTACCCGCGCTGTCGCGGCATTGCCCGGGGCAATGCCTTCGACTGTCGCTCTGACGTACCCCGCCAGCGTAGAACCACCATTGGGGGTTGTGTGCCTGGCACCGTCTACCGGCAGGACCATCTGGCCGTTGCTGTCGTAGAAATACAGTGCGACCCACCCCTGCATTGTTGCCATCGCCAGCCAAGCCGATGCGATGTACCGCGCGCCAGGGCGAATTGGAATGAGCGGGCTGGTTGCGGAGCCGAAACTACTCCCTGGAGTTGTGGCACCGCCATTAAGGATGACCAGCGCGTGCATGCCGGCTGGTGTTCGGGAGTCGTAGACCAAGTCACGGCCAACACCCCATCCGCTTCCAGCTGTGCTGTACAGGCTCCATCCAAATGCATCCACTTCCAAGGCCGCGTTGGGAAGAAGATTTCCGCTCCCGCCAAGCTCCGCCCGAACGTTGGACAGCGCGACCGCGTTAGCATCGATCTTCCCCCCCTGCTCGGACACGGTGTTGGAAAGGCCGGTAACAGACGCGGCACTGGCCTTTCCGGCAATCGCCGCGTTGGCTTGCGTGATCGCCGTGGCGTTGGCCTCTATGTCGCCTTCGGCCTCGCTCACCCGGCTGGACAGCGCGTTAAGGGCAGACGAGTCGGCCTTACCATTCAGCGCAGCTGCAACACCGTCCACACGCTCGGACACGATTGCCAGGCCGTCCTCGGTCTGCTCGATGCGTACCTCGTGGCCGGTCAGCTGGAGGCCCTGCGCGCCCACAGCCTCAGCCAGCGAGCTGTAGTCACCAATCTTCTTCCAGTAGGTCGGGTCTGAGGGCAGGTTTCCCGTGGTTTCCACCAGCGCGTAGTACAGCCCGCCCTCCCATTTCGTCACCGCGCCCGGGTTATAGGCAACATCCGGGTCAAACTGCGCTGCGTTCAGTGCGGCGCCCAGGTTGGCGATCTCCTCCGCCTGCTCCGCAAAGCCTTCCGCCATCTCCTGCCCGAGCCGGTTCTGCCCTGCGATCAGGTCGATGATCTCCTGCGCGGTCGGCGGCGGCTTGACCGGGATGATCGCGCCCTCGCCCGGCTTGCCCCGCACGCTGGCCGTGATCTTGAACCACCACTCCTGCCCGCTCCCGTCGCTGTAGAGGTAGCGGGTTTCCACCACCCGGGCGATCTCCATCCACGGGCCCTCCGCCGTGGGCCCCCGCTCGATGATGTAGATGACCCCCTCCTGGTCAACCGCGTCCCATTCGATCAGGACGCCGTCCGCCACCGGGTTGGGCACCACGCCCTCCACCGGTGGCACGTCCGGCGAGACGTACACGATCGGGAACCAGGACGACTGTCGCACCGGCACCGGGGTAATGGACGGCAGTGCGCCCGCCCCGATCTCGATCAGGGTGATTTTCCTTGCCTGCATGTGAATTACCTTGCGTTGAGGGCTTCGCGCATCGCGGTGCTCGAGGTGGTACGGACCCCTTGGGTGGTGATCTGCAGCAGGCTCCGAAGCACTTGGTTCTGTTCGGCGAGCAGGGCATTGCTTTGCTGCACAGCCGCGGTCGTCTCGGCCTGGGCCTTGTTGTCCACGACCAGGTCGAACACCGCCCGGCTGAAGTTGTCGGGCAGCGCCTCAATGGTGTCCGCCAGCTGCGCCATGCTGGTGCCGTCCTCGAGATCGAGGTTGCCAACCTTCATCCCGTCGATAAGCCCGGTGACTTGGCCATACAGGGCGTTGTAGTCCTTGCCGCTGGCATAGAGGTTCCGACCAAAGCCCAGAGCGGCCTGGGCGGCCGCCTGCGCCGCGCCGGAGTCTCCCCCGGACACTGCGCGCTCCAGCTCGCGCATGGTCGTCCGCAGCTTCTCCTGGTCGGTCAGCGGCGACAGGTCGCTCACCGACAGGCCGTAGGTCATCGCCTTCTTGTCGGCGTCGATCTGGGCCTGCAGCTTGCCCATGTTGGTGGCCCGCAGCGCCTCGATCTTGGCCAGGTCCTCAGCGCGAGCCCCGGACAGGCCCAGCGCCTTGGCGTAATCGTTCGCTGCCTTCACCTGTTGGCGATAGGTGCGCTCGATGGTCAGGGCTTGCGACTGGTAGCCAGTCAAGTCACCGGTGAGCAGCTGAGTGGAAACGTCCGCCATCAGGGTGGCGTAGTTGCCAAGCAGCCCGGTCACCTTCTCGATCTGGGTGGCCAGGTCGGTGCCGGCCACGCTGGCCAGGTCCTGGAAGTAATCAACAGCCTTATTGACCTTGTCGATCTCCAACCCGTTCAGCGCACGGCCCAGCTCGTCGGCGTTGCCTACCGCCAGCGCGATCGACGCACTCAGTGCGCCGAACACGTCCGACGCCTCGAAGTAATCGTCCAGCTGGCCACCGAAGCCTGCGGCCTTAACGGCTTCCGTGAACAGCCGGTCCGTCATATCGCCGAGGTAGGCCGCCAGCTGCTCCTTGGCTTCGGCCGAATCGGCCGAGAGCGTCAACTTGCCCAGCGTGACCTTCACCCCTGCCAGCTGCTGCGACAGGTCAACGCCCAGCTGCTTGGCCAGGTCCGTGCTGGCGCCGCGCACCTGGCGCGCCGCCATATCGAAGGTGCGGTCGATGTTCGGATCCAGCCCGGTGTACTGGGTCCATTTCTTGTCGCTCCGGAACAGGCCACCCTTGGCCTTGATGTCCGCATAGCTCTGCCCTTCAAACCCGCCGAACCCGTAGCTGCCCGTCAGGCCCTGGCCGGTGATCTTGGGCGCGCTGCGCCCGAACAGCTTGGCATGGATGCTCGAGCCGGACAGGATCGAGGCGGTCTTGTCGTTAAAGCCCAGCCCACGGAAGCCCTTGTCGGCCAGGCCGACCGCGCCGGCGGTTGCAATCTTGCCGGCCCAGCTCTCTCCATTGGCGATGTCCCAGCCCTGATCGAACAGCTCGGCGTTCTTCATCATGCCGGCGACGATCCAGCCGATGATCGGGACCGCCGCAGCCATCGACGAGCTGGCCGCGCCGGCGCCGGCAGCGGCGGACGATCCACCAGCCGCAGCAGCACCGCCACCGGTCAGCGCCGCCACGTTGTTGCCGAAGCCCATCAGCGTGCCTGCGCTGGCGCCACTGCTTGCCGCGCCCGCCCCCGCGCTGAAGAGCCCCTGCCCCTTCGACAGCAGGCCGGCGATGTTTCCAAGGTTCTGCCCACCGCCGGCGGTCCCGTTGCCGCCGAACAGGCCCATCAGACTATCCATGCTGAAGCCGCCACCCTGGCTGCCCCAGTTGCTGATCCCCTCCATGACCTTCGTTTGGATCGGAATCACCAGCTTCTGCTGCAGCAGCTCTCGGGCGATGTCGCGCAGGCCCTGCTTGGCCACGTCCTTCATGTCGTCCCAGAGGTTGTCGAAGTCGCGCAACCCGCTTGCCGCGAAGTCAGCGAGGGCATCAGCAGCCCCATCGACGCCGTGCATCACCACGTCGGCCCACGCCTCCAAGTTGGCCGCTGCCTCCTCCACCTGGATGGACATGGCCGCAGCTGCGTCGGCGGCGGCCAGCATGGAACGTTCGTACTCCTCATAGCTCGCCGCGCCCTTTGCCAAAGCGAGCGCCTCCTTGCTGCCCGCTGCTTCGACCGCTTTCTGCAGCTCCTGGCGCATGTCCCGCTCGTTCATCAGCTGGCGCCGATAGAGCTCGCGGGCGCGGCCGATCTTGCCCAGCATGGCCAACTCGCCATCCATAGTGGCGATTAGCGATTCAGGTCCTGCCATAGCGGCGTCGACCTCGGCAGCCACCTTGGCGTACTCGGTGGCGCTTTGCGCCATCAGTACGTTAGCGTCAGCTTGGGCAATGTTTCCTTCCCCCAGCAGGCCGTTGTACTCGGACATGTTGCCCAGGTGCTTCGCCATGGCCGCTGCCAGAGGGCCGCTCATTGCGCCGGCGGCCTCCTCCGCCTGTTGATGAAAGCGGTCTATGGATTCACGCTGCCGCTTGAGCGCCTCAGCCGCTTGCTTCGCTTCACCTGCCGCCTTGTCGCGCTCCGCCTTGCCAATGTTCCCAGTGGGCCGGTAGGGCACAGTGTTTGACTTAAGCGCTTCCTCCGGCAAATTCTGGCCGGCGTCAATCAGGACTGCCTGGGGCTTGTACCGCCTTGTCAGCTCACGTTGGATGCGGAGGCGTTCGTCCTCGAGCCGCTTTGCTTCTGCATCTCGCTTCTCCGACGGACTTTCGACGGCGAGCAGCAACTTGCGCCGAGCGTTGAGCGAGCCCAATTGCTCGTTGAGGGCGTCTTCCGAGGCAGCCCCAAGGGCACTGGGCGTTGCACCCTCAAGTCGATGCAGCTCAGCGAACCGGTCGATGAGGTTCACAATTTGGACAGCGCCGTTCGCCATCTCGCCCGTCAGCTGGGCGGTCCAGCGCGTGACACTTGCGAAGGCGTTGCGCGTTTGCTCGGAGCCCATGACTTCCGTTAAGCTCTGTAGTTCGGGCAACAGCTCCTCGGCAACACTGTTCTTGAGACCCTGCATCGCCAGGTCGGCCTGCACCGACATTTCCCGAAGCCGTTGCGTGGCCTTCGTGGTCTTGCCGTCAATAATCGCGCCAACGGACTCGGCCGCGTCGCCCCACTGCTTCAACCCGGCGCTATTGTTGCGTAGCAGCGGAATCAATGCCGATGCATCACTCGCAATGGCCTCCATGTAGAAGGTCATTTCAGTCTGCGAAAGGTTCGCCCGCTCCAGGCTTTTGAAATACAGCCCAAGCGCGTCTGGGCCGGAGAGCTTTCGCATCTGCTCGGCGGTCACCCCCGTCCTCTTCGCGATGTTCTCGAAGAAGTCAGCCATGGCGCCGCCGCCGGTCTGGATGTAGTCGCCGATCTTGTCCTGCACGTCCTTGAAGATGTCGGCCAACTTTTCGTGAGAAACGCCGACGACCTGGGCGCCCGCTGCCCAGCGTTGGAACATCTGAGACGTGGTGCCCGAAAGAGCGGACATGCGGTCGTACTCGACGCTCAGTGCTGCCACTTGTCGGGTCCACTGCACGACAGCGGTGCTGCCGGCCGCCAACCCCGCCGAGATCGCGACGCCAATCGCCGTACCGGCCTTCTTCGCCGTCGCCTGCATGCCCAGCATGCTCTGTTCGAACTGGCGCGCAGACTTGCCGGCATCCTTTACGAAGGAGCCCGTCTTCATAAGCAGGTCGACGGTGAGCGTGTAAAGGGACATGAAGGTTCCAGAAAAAAAAGCCCCGCTATGAGCGGGGCTTGTGGTGGGCTACTAGGTGCTACTCGAGCCGATTAAGAAGCTGGGAATGATGCCTCTCAGCCTGCACGACCCTTGCCAGGGCAGCCAGGAATATCCCGAAGGCGATCACCCCGACACCCATGGTCGCTTGGGTGAGCATCAATGCGCCGGCGATGGCGGTCAGTATTGCGATGACAATCAGAACTATGTGCATGAACCCTCCGTTGGCACTGGAGGACCCATATTGCCAGTCATCTGCTCTCAGGCTGGGATTTCTTCGAACTCGAGGTAACCCGTGAAATATTGCCTGCTCACGTTCTCCGCGCTCGGCAGCTGTGTCGCGTAGCCATAAAGCGCAGCGCGCGCGGCCAGCACCGGATCGAAGGCCTTGGTGCGCATATCCCGGTACTGCGGCACCAGACACGCTCGCTGGCGTCCGGCCATCGCCTGGGCTACGGTCTCCCAGTCAGCCCCGGCTAGTCCGCCCTTTCGAACCACCTCCGTGGCCCTAGCACTCATCGTAGCCGTCAGGCGGCGATAGGTGGCGCCGGCAACCGTGTTGACCTGGCCGCCCTTCGTGCGGGTGTGCATGCTGGTGTCGATCGGCGCCACGGCCCAGCCGTCGCTGATCCCGACGTCCATGGCACGGAAGATGGCCACCTCCCCAACTTCCACGTTTGCGACCTGCGTGTCGATCTGCACTGCGATGCTGGGCGTGGGCCCGCCTGCCTGCGGGAACAGCCAGGCGCACACAGTGCCGTCCGGGAGCCGCATCGTGGTGGCGGTGGCGCCGGCGGCGCTGACCTGGACCCCGGGCGGGACGTTGAGGCCTAGGACGGCCACGATGCCGGGCACGATGGCCTCGGCCAGGACGATGTTGATGGACAGCGCACCGGTGCGGCTGATGCGGCTGCGGCGACGTGGCTTGCCATCGAACAAGGCGGCGCCGGAATCGGCCGTCAACCAGGTGCCGCCGACCAACGAAACCGACTGAACCGCCGGCATTCCATACCCGATCAGCACCGGATCACCCCCACACCGTCAGCACCACGTCCCCCGTGGCAGGGTTGCGCTCTACGCGCCGGACCAGCACCCGCTTACCGCCGGTAAGGCCATACCGCCCGTAGGTGATCCGGCCGATCTGGCCGGGCTGCGGCGCCAGCTCTTGGTCGCCGCGCACGCTGACCCGGTAGAAGAACCGCTGCTCGCGGTAGATGGCCACCACCCGGTCGATCTCGGCCTGGGCATCCGCTGCGCGCCAGAACAGGCCGATGATTGGGTCTGCGGCGTCCGCCCGGCGATAGTGCGGGTGGAGCGTCCCGGCTCCGTACACCTGGGCGCGGAACAGGCCCGAAAGCTCATCCCGGCGCCACTGGGGGACGTCCACCACATCCGTCACGAGATCGGACGCGGCCAGCGCCTGGGCATTCGGACGGTAGGCCATACGGCGGGTCAGGTTCGGCGCATCGTCGGGTACGCAGAGCAGGTCCTCGGCCAGGTCGTCTTCCAGCAGGTCGAAGGCCGGTGCACCGCCGTAACTCTCCGGCGCGACGACGCGGGTAAACCGCAGGGCCCCATTCGGATCCTGGTAGCACGCGGCGCTGTAGCTGGGCAGGATTGCGTTAATCGCGTCCCGGCCGGTGATCGCGTTACCGGCGTAGTACCCGATGCCGGCGTAGCCGGTCGCGGCGTCGATCACAGCGCAGTCTGTCGCCACCCAGGCTGACTTCTCCAGCCGGCCCATGACGTCAGCCATCGCCTGCTGCAGCGTGGCGGGCTGCTGCCCCGGACCTACGCTGGACAGGTCGGCTACCACCGGCGTCACCGGAGGCGACTTCATGATCAGCTGCTGACCGTCGGGCGAGACGCTGTAAGTGCCAGGCTCCATCGGGTCACCGCGATCCATCACCACGTCGGCGAAGACCGGGCCATCGGCCACGAACATAGCCGTGGCGTCGGAATTGGCCCCCATGGCCGGTACGCTGGCCACCGCGCCGATCACAACCGGCTGCGGCTTCCATGCCAGGCCGGGGATGTTGGGGAGAAACACGCCGCGGTTGATGGTGCCGTCGAGGTCGTCGTGTGCGTCCTTGAAGTGCAGCGTCTTGCTGCCATCGTCGTTGACCTCGACCCGATCCACGGAAAAGCGGAAGACGGGCACGGTGTCGTTGAGCATGCCCGCCTCGAAACCCATGCGAATCTGCACGGGCAGGCCTGACACGCCGCGCTGCGCCAGCTCGTCCAGCCGGCCCTCGGCATCCAACACCATGCACTCGGCGGCGCTGGTCTGACTCACCGGTTCCCCGCCCCACGGCCAGAAATTGATCTCGCTGACCAGGTTGATGCCCTCGGCCAGCACGCCTTCGAAGCGGGCATTGCTGGGGGTGTCGCCGGGCGCGGTCAGCCAGTCTACGTCGGAAAGCCGGACGACCTCTGCCGCCGGCTCCGCCAAGCCCCAGCCTGCCGCAGCGGCCGGGCTGCGCGCGCCCCACTGGCCAGCATTCACGGCCATATTCAGGCCGCCGGCCTCAGTCGCTGCGAGTGCAGCGGCAAAGAACAGCGGCCCGGCCATGACGAAGTCGCGCTGGTGGACCAGGTCCCCGTTGCGATACAGCGTGAGTCGGTTCGGGCTGCCGATCTCCACCAGCAGCCCAGCGGTGTCGCCGCGGCCCACGAACGGGAGACCAACAGCTGCGGCGCTGCCGTTGATCACCAGGCGACCGGCGGCCAGGTTCCAGCCCAGACCGCCGGCTGTGGCGCCGGGATAGGCGTCCAGCGGCGCCGAGCCGGTCACGAAGCCAACCACGGCCGCCATCTCGTCCTCTCCCCACACAGCGAACTCAACCCCGACCGTGCCTTCAGTCTGGGCGATGTCCGAGCGGGCCATGCGGTTTACGTCGGCGGCCGCTGTCGTGGCCAGTGTGAGCCCGCCATCGCGGGCGGCCAGCAACGGGCCAATGGGTGCCGCAGCGAAGCGACCGAAAGTTTCAGCCATGTGGCCTCACAGAGAATCGAACCAGTCCTGGGCCTCGTCCTCGTCGGAGCGGGGCAGCAGGGAATCGAGGAAATGCTTCATGCTTCGCTTGGTGCCGCCCTGGCTGTGCGCGGCGGTGATGTACGCCATGAAGGCAGCGGGCTTGATATGCAGGCTGACCGGGTCGATGGGGTTCCGCTTGTGAAATTCCCACCACCACAGGAACTCGCGCCGCGTCATCACGGCGCGCAGCTCCCCGACGGACCGGTGCAGGTGCCCGGCGAGGACGTGCCAGAACCAGTCCTCGCCATGCTGCCTTAGTCGTTTCCCGCCTCTTCCTGGATCACCTCGGCAGCCTCACCGAAGCCGGCGTGCTTGAGGGCGATCTGCTGGAAGCTTGCCGCCACGCGCGGCTTCAGCTGGCCGGCCTGCTTCTCGGTCATGACCGTGCGGCCATCCTCGTCACAGATGGTGGCGGCGATCAGCTTGGCGCGGTCGCCATCGGACCACAGCTTGCGGAACTCAGCATCGGGCAGCGCGCGCACGTGGAACTGCGCGGTGACGCCGGGCTCCAGTTCGATGGTGTCGGGCTGCACGTCCTTGGGCGCGAACATGCCCAGGGTCTGGAAGGTCTGCAGGAGGGACTGCGTGACTGCGTCTTGCGCGGTCACCGGGTTTTCGTTGGTCTTGCTCATTGGCCGTTTCCTGATATGGCGGCAGAGCGCGCGGGCCGCGCACGGCTAACACGCGGAGGATCCACGCGCTCTGCCAAAGAGAAGGCCCACCGAAGCGGGCCAGGAGCCGTTACCGGGCGTTACGGGGTCGGGCGGTGCGTGGTCACAGCGCCGGAGCCACGGATGGTCATCGTGGCCTTCCACACGTCGTTGTCGGCCACGTTCACCGCGAAGTTCTGCACGAACCCACGGAATTGCTTGGACACCACCGTCGTGGGCGGGGTGATCACGCCATCGACCGCGACCGGCAGCGGTACGCCGGCGGTTTCGGACAGAGGCGCGGTGACCAGAAAGTCCACGACTTCGCCGGTGCGGTGCAGCTCTTCCAGCGCTTCATGGTCATCGGGGTCGTAGATCACCTCGATCGTGGTGCTGCCGGTGGCCTTGCGGCCAGCCACGAACTGATCCCAGTCATCGTCGAAGTCGGAGATGTCGATCTCCGAGGCCTGGCCATCGGGGAAACCGACGGAGCGGACGCGGGTCACCTTGATGACCTCTGCCGCGGCGACGGCGATGAACAGCTGGGTGTGCTTGGACTTCAAGACGGGCATTGCGTTGTCTCCTGGAATGGAGCCCGGTCGCCGGGCAAAAAAAAGCCGGCGAGCGCCGGCGGTTGGGGTTGCTGGTTGGCGCGGCTACCGAAGTTCCAGCAGCCGCACGTCAAAGGAAATGCCGAAAGCGGCGGTGTCTTCGTCGTCGGGGGGCGGGTTGTAGGATTCGATGCTGCCGCGACGTTCGACCTCATCGCGGATCGCCACCGCTGCGGCGTTCGCCTGGGTCAGGGTCGCACCCCATACAGTGACGCGTACCCGCCAGCCGTCCGCCGGCGGCGCCTCGCTGAGCAGGTTTTCCGGGCTGCCACCGACGATGTCCCATACCCCGTATGGCATCGCGGTATTGAGTGGCGCGGTGCCGTAGAAGAACCGGATTGGGTTGCCCAGCTGGGCCAGCACGCCGGCGCTGCCCTGCATCACTGCCTGGATCAGCGGCACCATCATTTCCAGCCCCTTGCCTTCATGATCTTGTCAATCGCGTTGCGGGTTTCATCAATCATCACCTGGGCCGCCTGCGGGCCACGAGCCTCCGCCGCAGGGGTCAGGAATGGCTTGGCGCGCATGTTCTTCGTGCCGAACTCGAGGAAGCGCCAGTAATAGGCCCATCCGCTCTGCTCGTAGAGCTTCCCAGCCCGGCCCTGCCGGCGGTTGCGCTTGGTGTTGGCGTACTTGACCTTCTTGCCGGTGCGAACGCCTACGGTGAAGTACTCGCCGCCGGCGCCCACACCGGCTTTGCGCCGATCCTTGGCAGCGGCGCGACGCACGACTATCTGGTTTGCCAGGAAGCCGCTCGCGCGCACGACCCGGCGCTTGGCTTCATCGCGGATCAGGTTGCCGCCCTTGCGCATGCCGGACAGGAGCGGCTTGCCCTGCAGCTCCTTGGGCAACTGCCGTAGGGACTGCAGGAGGCCGTCGAGGCCATCGATGCGGATTTGATCAGCCACTTTCCCTCCCATGAACACACCGAAGGCGAATCTCCCGCATGCCCGTGGCATCCAACTCCATGGTCTGGATAGCGAACTCGGGACGCTGCCCGTTTGGCTCGCTCTCCCAGATCACCCGCATCTGGGTGTCGATTCCGGGAAGCCAGCGCAGGTTGATGCGGGCATCCGTCTCCGCACGCTCGGCGCCTGCGGCGACGCCTTCCCGGCCGGGCCCTGTGAGAACCTCAGCCGGCACATTCGCATAGACATCGTTCCACTGCTGGGTCGGCAGGCCGCTCAGCGGATCAGGGTCGCCTTGGACGATGCCCTGGATCGTGACCAGGTGCCGATACCGCCCGGCGTCCGTACCCACGTCACACCCCCAGACCGCGTCGGTGCGGCCAGAGAAGCGAGTGCGCGCCAGAAGGCAGCTGGTAAGTAGCCTCCCCCGTCACGTCCTCGCGATTGCGAAAGAGGTGCCCGGTAATCAGCAGTACCGCCGCACGGATGGCATCGTTCACCACGATCGGCTCCTCGCCAGCAGCACCATCCAGCACCGCCGTAGCCAGTTCGCCGGCTGTGGCGTAAACCTTGCGGTTCAGGAAGTCTTCGGCCGACTGCACTGCCGCACCGACGTACAGCTCCAGCTGAGCGTCATGGTGCGGCATTGCAGCGACCTGGGCACGGGCCTGCTCGATCGTGACCAGGCGCATATCAGTCGGCCTTCAGCGAAGCTTCCAGCGCTTCGACGACGGTCTTGCGGTCCTTGCCGGCCTTCTCCGCGTCGAGGGCGGCCTGCAGCAGGGACTTATCCTGCTGCCCGGCCAGTGAAGCGATTACGTCGGGAGCGTTGCCGTCGACAAACTGCTCGCCCGGCGTCGGCGTGCTGTCGCTGCTGCTACCGGCGGTGCCGGTGCCGGTGGTCTCCGCCTCGGGAATGCCGCCCAGAAATTCCACGAGACCCTTGCTCTTCAGCTCTTCGCCCTGCCGTTGGCTTCCTACCGTGAACCGGTCGCCCGCCTTGCGGGAGCCGTGATGGTCAAAACTGGCAATCGCTCGTACTTCGTACATGTCCTGTCTCCAGATAAGGAAAGGGCGGCGACGCCGCCCTCTCGATGGGCCGTGACGCCGCCTTACGGCGCGTCGAGGTCGGTCATGGTGCCCTTCCGGAATGCCTCGGGGCGGTACAGGGTCAGGGCGACCCGCTCCTCCATGAGGATCTTCACCATGTTCTTCACGAAGTCGCGGTCGTCCTGTGTGGCAACCATGACGTTTACGTCCTCACGGTCGTGGATCTCAACGGCGATGCCGCCGCCGAAAGCGCCCACCAAGAACTCGCCGGCACCCATTGCCTGCGTCGGCACCACGTTGCGTCCCCACAGGGCCGGCGTGGTGATGCCGCGCGGGTTGGCGAACAGGTAAGCATTGTCGTCGGTCTTCTGCAGCTCGATCGCCGCCCAGTCCAGCGGACTGATGACGATGCCGTCGGCCCAGGCCTCGGCCAGCTCGACCTGCAGGAGCGCCAGACGCAGACGGTCAATCCGGGTCTCGTTCTGAACGGTCACACCAGGGTTGGTATACGCGAGCGCCTGCGTGAAGATGCCGTCGATGTTAAGGCCGACACCCGAACCCTTCAGCAACTGCGCCTCTTCCTTGAGCTTCAGGCCATGGCGCAGCCGGCCGTCGATGTAGCCGCGAAGCATCGGGATGTCCGACAGGACCTGACGCGATGCGTGGATCCAGTGGGCGATGGTCGCCACCGGCGCAGAGTCGGCTTCGAACGTCAGGTTCGACTCCGGCTTCAGTCCGGTCGGGTTTTCCGCCACCACGTCCGCGCCGTTGGTGAAGCCCGTCTCGCGCACGAACTCGATGGAGTTCGACGAGGTGCGGACGACGTTGATCAAGTCGCGGATGGTCAGACGACGCAGGCCAGGGGCGATGATGCCATCACGACGCTGCGCAACGATGAGGTCGCCGGCCGACGCGCCGTCGCTGGTCACGACCGCCTTCACGTCCATGTGGAACTTGCTGCCGCCGCCACCGGAGGCACGCGCCGCCCACGCCTGGAATTCCTCGTTGGCGACGACTTGGTCGCCCATCGACTGTGGGCCAGCGAACTCGCCGCCACCCTGCTCCAGCTTCGCCACCAGCTGTTCGGCCGACTGCAGACGCGCCTGCAACGCACCCTGCTCGGTCAGAAGCTTGTCGACGCTGGCGCGGGTCTCTTCGGAGAGCTTGGCGTGAGCCTTGATCTCCTTCTCGGCCTTCTCGGCCTGCGCCTTCACCTGGTCGTTGATCTTGTCCAGGGTGGCTTGGATCTGTTCGGGAGTTGCCATGCGGATGTTCCTCAGTTTGCGGAAAGGGGATGCCGCAGAAGCGCGGCGTAGCACTGCTCGGTTGCCGGTTCGTCCCGGCGCTCGGTGGGATCTCCCTCACCGCTGCCAGCGGGGTCACCCGCGCTGGACTTGAGTTCGCTGATGAGCCTCATGGCTTCCGCCTTCGGCATTCCGGACGCCCGCAGCGCCGACTCAATCCGGCGCACGGCAGAGGCGCTCGTTTTGCCCGCGCCGCGCTCGACCTGGTCGGACGGCAGCAGCTCGTCGGCAAAACCGCCGTCGATCGCATCACTGCCGGCGATCCACGTCTCAGCGTCCATGAGCTTGGCCATCGCCTTCTGGTCCTGCCCGGTGCGGGCTGCGTAGATGTCGGCCATGGCCCTGTCAAAGGGTTCCAGCGTCTCCGCGTACTCCCGCAGGTCGTTGCGATTTCCGGCGGCGACCACCCAAGCGTTGTGGATCATCAGGAAGCCAGCTCGCGCGATCTGGACGGTGTCGCCGGCCATGGCGATCACGGAGGCCGCTGAAGCCGCCAGACCCAGCACCTTCACGGTCACCTCGCCGTCGTGCTCCCGCAGCAGGTTGTAGATCGCCAGGCCCTCGAACATGTCGCCGCCGGGACTGTTGACGTTGACGACCACAGGACCCTTACCCAAGCTACGCAGCGCGCCGGCGATCCGCTTGGCGGTGACGCCCTCACCGGTCCAGTAGTCCTGGCCGATGACGTCGTACACGCTGATCGAACGATCAGCTTCTTCGTTCGCCGCGGCGCGCACGCCCGGGTTCCATCGATCCAGTGCACGGGGCTGGATTTGGCTGCTGACGCCCGCGCACACCCTGCCCTCCGGCGCTCCCGGCAGCTTCTTGATCGTCATCTGTTCAGTCCTTCTGTGGCTCGTCTTGGAAGCCCAGGAACGCACGAATGGCGGCCCGGGCCTGATTTGCGTCGGACGCCTGCCCGAGGCTGTCCAGCGTGGTCATGGCGCTCTGAACCGTCAAAACTGCGGCGTTGCCGCCCATCGGCTCCCGGTCCTCGAGTTCACGCACTTCATCGCGTGTCAGCACGCCGTTATTGACCATGGCGGCGTAAAACGCTGCGCGGCCGGCGCTGTCGGCGCGCAGCAGCCCCTCCACCGAGAACTTCGGATAGAAGCGCGCCCGGTCTGAGGGCGTCATCAGGTCCTTCGCAATCGCCTGCTCGATCCGCTTGAGCCAGGGCGCCAGCGTGAATGTCAGGAACCCGATCATCTGCTGCTCGATGCCGGTGCCCCAACTGCTCGACTTCTCGGTGTGGCCTACCATCCACGGCGGCACGCGGAACCAGCGACAGACTTCCTCTACGCTGAATCCGCGAGATTCCAGTAGCTGCGAGTCGGCAGGGTTGATGCCGATGGTCCCTACATCGGTGCCGCCCTCTAGTAGCGGTGTTTCCCCACGTTCGACAGAGCCCAGGACGTTCTGCCGAAACTCGTCACGCTGATTGGGCTTCAAGAAGGCGGCGATCTTGTAATAAACGGTCTGCAACATGCCGTTGCTGAACGTCCTGGCGGCCGCTCGATCGGCCGCGATAGCGCCCCCGAACACGTGCGCGCCGTAGGCGATAACTGAAACGCCATTCTTTCCGTCGAGGGTGAAGCCGGGAATTTCCCAGATCCGTTCGCGCGGGATGACTCGCTGCCGCCCGTCTTCCTCCGTGTACCGCCACTCCTTCCTACCATCCGAACCCCGGGAAACCGCCAGACGGTTCGGGTTGAGGAACTGTAGGCCAACGACCCTGCCGCCGATCATCAGTTTTTCCGCGCGCCCCGCTCCCCGCAGCAGCATCGCGGCGACCGTGGCCTCCCAATACACCGACGCTGCCGAGTCCGAATTGGGTTGATCGCGAATCACGAAGTGCAGTGGATGCTGTGGGGCCGGGCGCTTCCCGCTGGCGGAGCGCTCGTACATGCCCAGCGGCAACGTGGCGATCGTCTCGGAGATCAACCGTACGCAAGCCCATACGGCAGAGACCTGCATCGCGGTCTCGGGCGTCACTGACACCCAGGCAGGACCGCGCGCACCGGTCACCGCCGACCAGCCCGCTTCATCGGTGAGCGCAAGAGGGATGCCAAGCCACGCTCGGACAGCGGTCGCGATTCGCCCGGGTTGCTTCAGCGCCACGGCCGTCATGCTTGGCTCCTGATCGGCGCGGAGAGGAATCCGTCCATGTCACCCTCGTCTTCGCCTGTTGGCATCGACAGGCCGATACCCATCAGCAGCGTGGCCATATCGTCGATCTTGTCTGGCGAGCGCTTCTTGTCAGGTTTCATGTTCAGGTTCCCGTCCTTCACGGCGATCAGGTTGGAAGCGCACCAGTTCAGGACCGGGTCGTTTCCGTGTTGGATGCTCTTGCTGATGTAGGCCCTTTCCAGTTCCTGCATCGCCGGGTGGTAGTTCTTGGTGGTCTGGTTGAATTCGATCAGGGGGTGGCCGTCAGCAAGCAATCGCTGGCTGATCTCCTGGGCATTCCATCGGTCGTACCCGATAGCCAGCGGAGTGAACCGTTCGATGTCCTCCCGGATGCGGCTCTCCACCACGGCGTAGTCTGTGACCTCGCCCTCTGTGACTTCGATCAGCCCCGCCGCCACCCAGCCGGCATAAGGCACGACCCCGCGCTCGGTACGCGCGCGAATGGCATCCGACGGGACAAAGCGTCGGCCCCACGTGTAATAGACCCCGTCGACCTTCCAGACCAGCCGCCAGGATGTGAGGTCGAGCGTACTTGCCAGATCCAATGCGCCCCAGCAGGGGTGTCCAGCAAGCCAGTCCAGATCGACCTTGCCGCCGCACCGCTGCCATTTCATCAGGTCAACCCAGCCAGTCGCCGACGACGCCGGCCGGTTGAGGCGCTTGATCTTGAACTCGGCCAGCTTGGACGGCATCTGCCGCGCCTCGACGGCCTCCTTACGGATCGCCTTCAACAGGTGCGGATTGGCGTCCATCAGCGGATTGGCCTTGGGCCACGCCGATTCGTCGAACTCGTCGTCCTCATCGTCCACCGCAAAGAACACCACCAGGAAGTGGTCGGCCGACTCACCCAGGATGCCCTGGAGCACCTGCTTGGCGAACTGTCGGATTTCCCCCCATGGTCCCGGGTTCGTATAGCCCTCCGTTGTGGTGTAAAGCCACAGTGGGTTGCTCCGCGCGCCCGCAGCGGAGGTAAGCACGTTCAGCAGGTCGGCTGACTTGTGTGCGTGGATCTCATCCAAGCCCACGTGCGATGGGTTCAGGCCATCCTGCGTGCTCGCCTTCGCATTGATGGGCTTGAAGCTCGCCCCAGTCTCCACACGGCTGATGGCATTGGCCCAGCAGGCCAGCCCGAAGGCCTCCTGCAGGTCCGGGGTTTTTTCCGTCATTCGCTTGGCGACGTTGAAGATGATTCGCGCCTGGCTGCCGGTTGTGGCGGCCGAGATGATCTGGGCGCCCTCTTCCTCTTCGCAGCACTGGCAGTACAGCAGGATCGCCGCGGCCAAGGTGGACTTGGCGTTCTTCCGCGCCACCGCGAACAGCGCCGATGTGAACCGGCGGCTTCCGTCCAGGTTGCGGAACCCGAATAGCTGCACCACGAAGAACACGTGCGAGCGGTGCAGCTCGATCTCCGGCCGAGCCCACTTGCCCTCCACATGCGGCAGCTTCTCGATGAAGTCACAGGGATCGCAGGCATGCCACTCGTCGAACAGGAACGGCGGCCGCTTTCGGCTGGCGCGCTTGAGGTCGGCTAGGAACCGCTTTCCCGCGAGCCGTATCCATTTTCCGAACTTCTTTCCCTTCTTGTCGGCTACCGCCTCTTCGGCATACGCCGTGGCGATCCCGACATAATCACGCACGGGTCTTCCGCTTCGCCCCGTTGTTGGCAAAGGCGTTGCCGGACCTTTCGGTGTCACCGGCAGGCCTCACCTTTCCCTGGGCTACCGGGGTCAGGCCGAAGTCGTTCATGAGGCCGCGTACCTGGGCCACCATCGAGGCAACCGGCGTCTCCCCGGCAGCGTAGAGCTGGACCGTCTTCCCGTGCAGGGCGCACAGCTGGCCGAGGGCCGACAGGCCGGCCTCGGTCAGGAGCCTGTTTGCGTGAAGAATCGGCGCCAGCCGGTCCCATTCCTTGATGGCGTGCGCGTTGGGAAGCCAATCCGGAGCGGGCGGAACCTCTGAAACCAATGGGAGATCGGCGACCTCCGCTGGCGCGTCCCGGTCGGGGCGATCCGTCCCGGCAACCACCTTCAGCGATGTGGGTTTGCGGGGGTTTGCCATGACTGTTCCAAGGGCGGGATGGCCGCACGCGAAAAAACGGTTTTTCTCAACTGACGGTGCAAATAAACAGAGGGGCGCACGTATCGGAAGCGGGACGGGTTCAACTTTCGACCCACCCCTGCCCCTTTGTCCCACCGGAGGTCCAATTCCGTGTGCGTCCGCGCCGGTTCCCAAAGCCGCCATCCTCTCGCGCCGTCTTCGCGCTGTGGCAAGGCCTGCAGAGTCCCTGCAGATTCGCAAGGTCGTTGTTGCTGGTATCGGCGTCGATATGATCGACGTGGCTTGCCGCTCGGGTCCTGCCTTCAGCGAGGCAGGTAACGCAGAGCGGCGACTGGTTCAACACCTGGGCGCGAAGCCGCAGCCAGTAGGTCGAATTGGTTGCCAGAGCACGCTCGGCCTGCCGATCTCGCGCAGGAGGGGCATGCTGCCTTACCTGACCACTATGCGGCCGGTGCTTCGGCGCCCGAGCTGGCATCAGTACGGGTTCCCGTCCATGTCCAGGCGCGTGGGCTCTTCATCATCCGAAACAGGAGTGCCGAGCTCTTCACCTAGTAGCATCGCTACCGATTGAACTAGCAACCCGATCTGCTCTGCCTGCCGGGCGATCTGCCGCCCCTGTTCCACGATAGTCGCCTGCTGAGCCTCTACGGCTGCCACCAATCGCTCGCAAACAGGCTCAGTCATTGATTGCGGTCTGCGGCGATGACGGCTTGGCAGGCGCGGAGCTGATCGTCAGCGTGGCGGCCGATTCGAACAACTCGGCTCGCAAACTCTTCTCGGCGCTCGGTTGCCGCATCACGTTCGAGGGTGCCGGCTGCGGTCTGGGACAGGAGGTCGGTGTGGCACGCGGCGAGGTCGTGGCGCAGGCGGATAGCACCAGAGCGAAGGTCAGCAACAACAGCATCAGCGACGGCCGGGGCCGCAGCGCGGTCTTCTTCATGCTTCGCTCCGATGATGGCCATGGTGTCGGCCTGGTGGTGTTCAGTGGCGCGGGTCTCGTTGACTTGGTCTACCTGGGCGACACTGGCGCTCGCCTTCTGCAGGGCTTGGGCGCCCTCGGCGCGATCACCGCGCCACGACCAGCCCGCCCAGAAGGACAAGGCCAATGCCGCGGCCGCGAGCAAGGCGTAAAGACGGATCATCACGGCATCTCCGGTGGTATCACCGCGCCCACCTGGCGCATGGCCGACTCCAAGGACATTACCCGCAGCCTCAGTCGGTGGGCTTCTTCCTGCGCAGTCATGCGCAGTTTGATTTCTTCAGCCAACTGCAACGTGGTCGCTGCTTGCGATTCCTCCAGCGACTTCACCCGCTGCACCAACCCGTTCAGCAGGTCGACGTTGGCGTCCGTCTCGGTTCGCTCCTTGCGGCGGGACAGCAGCGCCCCCCAGGTTTCCCGTGCCACCCAGAACGCGGCGACACCGCCGGCCATCCACCACGGGACTGTTTCCTCGGTCATGACACGACCACGCCACCGGCTTTGCGGTAGGCCGCCAGCAGGTCTTCCAGCTTCCGCTCGGGCTGGCCGTAGCCAGCGCCTGGAAGGCTCGCCCAGATATTGCGGACGAAGCTGATCGCCTTGACCACTTGGCCGGCCTTGATCAGCTCCAGCGCCCGCCGCTCCCTGATTTGCTGAATAGCGATCATGTCCTGACTCAGGGGCGAAAAATCCTTCAGCCCGAGCAGCCGACGATAGGCGTCGTAGTAGCGCGCCAGCAGCTGGTAGCGACCAGCCGCCGTCGACTTGATGCCCAGCCGTGGCAGCGACACCAGCTCGCGCGGGTGGTCGGCATAGCCGGTGAACAGGTTTCCTCCCACGATCACGTCATAGCCGTGATCCTTGGTGGGCTGCTTGCCGTTGTCGGTGCCCTCGGACCAAGCCAGCATGTCCAGGAACGCCACAACGTTCACGCCGCCTGCTTGTTGGGGAATGATGCGTGCCATGGTCTTCTCGGTGTAAGGCGCCCGCTCCGACGCCGGCTGGGCGCAAGGGTTGATCCGGTCTGGGAAACGGGCAAAGAAAAAGCCCCCGGCCGGAACCGGAGGCTTCTATGTCATCATGCCTGAAACTCTAGGCTAGAGGTGTGCACCTGTCAATAGCTTTACGCAGAAACTGTCTTGAGTGCCAGGGTAGTCAGCACTCCTATGACTGCGGCGACCAGTACAGACCAGAACAGGTTTCCGCGAAGCTTTGAACGGGTTTCAAACCACTGCACGTTCCGCCCAAGAAGAAACATGTTCCCGGGATACAAGAAGCGAAAAATCTTAGTCGGAGCGCCAAATGCCATTGAGAGGAAGAGTGCGATGGCAATCATCAGCGGCCACATTGCGCCCCTCGCCGTCTCCCTCTTGGAGATGAGATAGTTCAGCTTCTCTGCCAAATCGGTGCTTTTCAGAGCCGCATCGAGCCCATCCACCCGAGACATTGTCCAGATCATCGTTCCAAGCAATCCGAACATCACAGCAGTGGCGAACATCAGCGGGAAAAGTATTTGGAAGCGGATGTTCTGTCTGTCAATCCACTTCCAGCGCATTACCTCTTTCTCAAAGTAGCTGCGCAAATCACTGAACATCAGCAACACGCCATCGCGATCCGCGCCTTCAATATCAAGGTTAACTCCCTCTTTCCCGTCCATCACCAGATGAAGTCCAAAATCGTCGGCTCTAACGTCGAAAGAGATCGAGCGAATGGCCAAAGCGGGACTGTTCTCCTCTGCACAAACTTCGTCGATGTTCTGCGAAGAGAACGTAAACGAGTCCATGCGATGCACGGTGATGGTAGCTGCCGGAACGCCCAGCGTTGCCAAACGTTGAGCGACCATCTCGTTGACTCGCCTGAGCTGCGTCTCATCAATGACAAAGTCCCCCTTGAAACGATGCTTGACGTACGCTGCCATCGACCCCCTCCTTGAGAATTCAGCAATAATCTCACCCCGCGTGCACCAGTACAACCGACACTCCGCTAGCCCCCGACGCCGAGATCGCCCACGATCCCCAAGAGGCCGCTCTGGGAGAACCTTGTTACTGGCCTTGCCCTAAGGTAAGTACCGGTCTCCGCCAGAATGGGACGGAATCTGCAACTAGCCTCTCGGTGGAAAGGGATCATTGCCGTAGGTGAATTCCTGCCGCCAACGGCTATCCGCACCTTGGAGCCGTACACCGGTTGGGCTTCCTGTCCGAGTGTGGTGCTGATGCGCCAGCCTGCGCGCCTCCTGCAGTGCCTCCGCTTGGGTTCGGTAAGTAGTCCCGAACTGTCCGAGAAGCCCTCCACCCTCCTCCCTTACGGCCCAGCTCTCACCTGACGTCACGACGTTCCAGTACTTCCTCGGCATGGTGCACCTCGCTCCGTTGCTCTGGCCTTTATACGCGCCCCATCAGCCCTAATCCATAGTGGGCTCAAAAGGCAAAGCAGGCGACGGACGATGCAGCTTCGCCGCAGATGTCAAACCGTCTCCCCGTTCCAATTCACGCAGCCAACGCTTGTCCTTCAAGGCGGCCGCGCACTCTCTGAAAACCCAATTCCACCAAGCTGAGATACTGTCGGCTCGACACTGGCCGCTGACCGCAATTCGCCATTAGCATGATCGCAGTTTCGAATCGCTCGACCTTCCGTCGGCCAATACCGCAGTGGTATCCGCGCAGTGAGCACGCCATTGCCACGTTGTCGCCGGAAATGCTGGACACGATGTCCTCAATCAGCTGCGCCCGGCTGTCCGATTCCAATGGCTTGTATCCCTGTGCCCTGCCCGGCATATCGCCCTTGTGCTCGATCAGGACGGCCAGCAGGTTCTTGGAATGGTGCCCCAGATAGTCGCAGTCGCGGTGCAAGGCGAACTCCCTGCCCCAGTGCTCGAGCTCAGCGCGGACGTAGGCCCCGAACGTATCAACCTGCATTGCCTTGCTCCTCATGAATTTGGCGGGCGGCCGACGCAGGGCCACCCGTGATCCGCACCACCACCTGCCCGCCGGGCCGGCGTTCGTTGCTGACGAACGGGTGGCTGATGAAGCGCTTGTCGTCGATGCCCAGCACCTGCGCTATACCGTCGCGGTACGCCTTGAAGCGCAGCAGCAGGTTGTCGTCGTCCGGCAGCACCTTACGGGGCGCCTGGTGGAAGGTAATCCAGAGGTGCAACCGGCCCTCCGGCAGCCAGGCGTCGCGCCAGCCAGCCTCGAAGGCCAAGACCACCGCCGTCTGCCGGGCGGCCTTCGTAGCCTTGGACCGATCACGCCAATGCCCCCGCGCGTTAGGCGACAGGTCCTTGCTCGGCCAGGGCAGCACCAGCTCTAGCGCGCGCTCAGCCATTGGCCACCTCGACCCAGCCGGAGAGTGCAGCTTGTCTGGCGGATTGGTCGGCCGCCTGCTGCATCAACCTCTGGTGCAACATCGAGTGAAAGTCCGTAGCCCCAACGCGAACCTTGATGCGCTGCATGGCCGACAGCAGCATCCTGACCTCGTCTTCGGCCGCACGCGGAGTGAAGCACCACGGGTCTTCACGCATCCAGTAGCCTTGACCCGGTTCGTGACCCACCGTCCGGAAGACCCGGCGGCCCGACACCTCCAACAGGCCCCAGCGGTCGGGCATTTCGGCAGCCTGGAGCATGCCCTTCGGCGCCATGAAGTAGCGATACATGCCTATACCGCGCGCCGGCTCCATCCGGAACGACTTCTTGCGGTCGGCCAGGAAGTCGGAACGGCTTGCCTTGCACTCGATCAGGAGCGTCTGGCTGGAGTACCAGCCGATTGCGTCGGGGTTCTCGCCGTTCCCGGTGGCGGCACATAATTCCTCCAGCACTACTGAGCACCTGCCCGTTCCCCGAAGCCACCGGCCAGCCGCCAGCACCAGCTCGCCGTGTGTCATGCCGCATGCTCCCAGCTGGCAACCAGCCGCTGTACCCGGCCGCCGCGCGCCAGGAACTGCTCCACGGTCTCGCCGGGAACCGCAGCAGGTGTCTTGAACGGCACCGGGGTGTTGGCCACCTGCAGCTCTACCCGGGCAGCGCGCGTCCTGACGGCATGCTGCGCCTTGCGGAGGGCGTTGCGCGGGCACTTCCGTTCGGCCAGCTCGGCGGGGGTCGCCTTGGGCCGCTTCTTCGCCTTGCCGGTGCTCTGGTACGTAGCGCCGCTGCCCAGCCCGACCTTCTTCAGGAAGCCACAGCGCACCAGCGACGGCAGGGTGTTGCGGATGTTCTTCCGCTCTTCCGCCTGTCCGACCGATGCCGCGCCCATACGTTCAAACAGCACCTGGTTCGTGAACTTCTCATCGGGCGCCGCCTCGAACAACTTGCGCAGGCGATCAGCCCGCTCCCCATAAATTCTGGTCATGCCGCTTCCCTCAATTCATTGACTAATGTCTGCTGGGCGATCAGCTCGTCATCCGAGCAGTACAGCTCGTGGAACGTCCTGGAGCCCTCCTTCAGGCTCCAGCCGTAAACGCGGCTCATCCACGCAAAGGAACGACGCTCCTGCGGGATTCGTTCGTGGTGCCACTGGCACATCGCGAAACCGAAGGCGTGTCCGCGTCGGATGTTTCCGGACTTGCAGTGGTGGTAATCACAGCCATAGACCACCAGATGGGCCGGCAGCAGGTTCCGTGTGCACAGCAACAGGCAGACCATGCAGGGCCCAGCCTTGGCAAACTTGATCCGGGCATCCTCTTTCTTGGTGGGCGGCGGCGCCTTCGACCACATCAGCGCGCACCTCCCCTGCCCTTCTCGTCCTTGTCGGCCCCGCGCCAGCCGTGCTGCCAGGCGTGGCCCTTCTCGCTCAGCGGTTGCAGCTTCTTGGGCTCCAGCTCGTCGCTGGAGTCCGTCCACACCAGGTGCGGGTTATCGCTCATGCGCCTGCCGTCGAGCCGCGCGGAATAGCCAGCGTTGATGTCCGCCGCGAACTTGCTGCGGGTGCTGAATGCCTTGAAGTCCATCAGTAGCGACTCCCCGGCTGGCTCGGCTCATTGGACCCGGTGCAGGCATTTTGGTGGTCGTTCGCGTGCGGGCAGCGCTTGTTGCCGCACGTCGGGCACAGGACCATTTCGAACAATCCGGACAGCGCGCGCTTGATGCGCGGCAAGCACTGGGCGCACATGCAGTTCGGCACCCAGCGATACACCGGCTTCAGCCGCATTTCGGCGGCCGACACCCTGCAATCGCGGTACTCGCCCGTCAGAACCCAGTAGCCCTGCACCGGGGCCCCAACCTGCGGCGGTTGCACGCCAGGATTCGACGGCTGGGCCGGCTGTTGTGCGAAGTCGCTCACGGTGTATTTGCTCCCTTGGATTGCGTGGTTCGGCGCCGGCGGAGCGCCGTCGGTCGGCATTGGCGGGCCAACGCTTCAAGCCGACGCGCCTCGCCCAGGTAGTAGTCGTGGCGTTCTTGACGCTCGGTGGCGGTGAACTGCACGTCGATCAGCGCCGTCTCGGCGGCCAGCCGGTTGGCCTTGGCCAGCCGCGCGGGGTCGTGTTCGAAGATGTCCAGCTGGGTCCGCAGCGCGCGCATCAGGCCGCCTCCGCAGTGCCCGGGCCCGCCTCGACCAGCCCGGCGACACCCATCGCCTCGACCTCCGGGGCGGACAGGTGCAACTCCCGGGCGATCTCTTCCATGTGGCGCTGCACCTGCTCGCGGCTGGCCGGCACCTGCTCCCGCACTTCGTGTTCGATCTCACCCGCCGGTGGCGCCGGCAGGGCCCCGCCGCGCATGACGTGCTCCCGGGCTTGGTCGTAGGCTTCGCGCAGCAGCCGATCAGCCATGTCCGAGCTGGCCAACCGGTAGCGGTGACCGTCCAGGTACTGCCACACCAGCCGGGTGAACCCGTCCTGCCGCGCGGTGTCGGCACGCACCGCGGCGAAGGCAGGCACGCCCAGGCAGCGCAGGCGGAACTCGGGCAGCGTTGGCGGCCAGGGGTCAGCGCAGGTGATGCAGGCGCCGATGCCGGCTGCCAGCTGCTCGCCGTTGAGGCCGGCCAGGCCCTTCGCCCAAGTCAGCGCCGCGCCAGCGTTCGGGTTGTCCCCGTAGCCGCTCGTCCAGCGCGCGCCATACACCTCGGCCATGCGCACCCAGAGCGTCCTAGTCACGCTCGGCGTGAGGGCGGCGCGCGGCATCGGCTCGCTCGCCGTCGATGGCATTGCGGAGGACGCGCTCGGCAGGAGATTCGCGACGGATTGCATGGTTCGCTCCGGATTGGCGGTTGGTGGTCAGCAGCTCGCGTTCGAGCCATGCGGCTTCGAATCCCTGCCAGTTGCGGTTGCAGCACTTGCGGAGGCAGTCATCCACGGTGAAGCCCATGTCGGCAGCCAGGTGCAGCTCGGCGCCGAAGCTCTCCAGCACGGTCGGGGTGACCGGGGCGCGGCGCTGCCGGCGGAGCTGGAGCCAGTCGGACAGGACCTGCGGGGACGGCAAAGCCGGCCAGCTAGAGAAATCGAAGTCGGCGGCGGTGGAAGCAGGCGCGTTCGCGCGCTTCTTTCTGCTCTTAGGTTCCTTTCCTGGTTCTATTCCTGGTTCCTGTGCACGTGGTTCACTACCCCCGTGCACGTCGTTCACCACCAACGGAACGTCGTTCACTACCGGGTGGTGAACGTCATTCACCACCAAGTACGGATCGTGCTCCGGAACCTTGGGCTCAGCTTGGATGCCGAAATGGAAGTTCAGGCGGTACTGATTGGGAAGACGCCGGTTGTCCTTCGCGCGCGGCAGGACGCTGATGTAACCGGCCTCGGCGAGCTTCCCGATCTGGTCAATGACCGAGCGACGGGTGAGGCCGCAGTCGTCCGCCAGCGTGTCGTGGCTGGGCCGGCACTGCCCGGTGTCCTTGTTGTGGCGCTCGGCCAGCATCAGCAGCACCAACTTCTGGGTACTGGTGACGCGCTGGCGGGCGGCCCATGCGAAGGCTTCGAAGCTCACGTCAGATCCCCAGTACCAGGTTCTCGCCCCGGCCCACCGGCCACCAGGTGCAGGCGCTGCGGCCACTGACCGGGCAAGGCATCGCAGGACCGCGCCAGACTTGCTCGGTCTTCAGCAGCTCAGGCAGGCGGCGCGCGAGCATGTAGCGGTCCAGGCCGGTCACTTGGGCCAACTTCATGCTCGTCAGGCCCGGATGCAGCTTCACTGCGGCGGCAGTTTTTGCTTGCTGATCTTTCTGGATGCCGATGGCGGCAATGAAGTCTGCAGCGGCGTGGCTTGTGCCAATGTCGGTATTGCGTGCGGGGGGGTTCATCGGGTGGCCCTCGTCGCCGGGTTGCCCTTCGCTGCAGCGCGCGCCACGTTCCGCTCCAGGCGATGCGCCATCGTTCGCAGCGCGCGGGCCTCGCTTACCATCAGCGCAGCCTCGTCGCTGTCGATGTGCCGGTCAGCCATGGCGTCCACGGCAGTGCCGGTAAGGCGCCCTACCCGCGTCGTGATTTCCAGCAGCTTGAGCTGCACCGCCGCGACCTCATCTGCCCAGCCGCCTTCAGGCGCTGGAGGCACCACGTCGACGGCCATGCCGAAACGCCCCGCCAGGGCCTGCATCCACTCCAGGGCGTACTCGCTGCCGCCGGCCTTCTCCTGCATCCACTCGGTCAGCAGTTCGGCGATCTCGATTGATACCGACTCGCCTTCCAGCCCGCGCAACTTTGCGCGCAGGGTTTCCGGGTGCATGGTCTTCCCACGACGATCGGCCAGATAGACAGCGGCGTCAGCCACGCCTCCGGGCGTCTTGCGCACCGAGTTGTAGAGGACATCGAGCCAGCTGAGGTTGGAGGTGCGGCAGGTCATGGTTCACCTTGGGAGGGCGGGTGTTTCAAGGTTTCGGACTGGGCCCAGGCAGCGGACGATGGGCGACATGGACGAATTCAAATCAGGGATCGAGGGCGTCGCCGTTCTTGCGCTACGCTGGATGTGCCAACAACCACGCCCGCAAGGAGGGCGACATGGAGCTGATAGAGGACCCGGTGTTCTTGAGCCTCTTTGCGCAGGTGCAGGTGATGGACGCGGTGCTGATGGCATCGGTAAAGGCGCACCCGCGACCGGCGGAACTGCTGGCGCACATCGAGCAGAACATCGCCCTAGTGCGCTCGGTCAGCGCGACCCGGGCAGTGGAGGGCCCGATTGCAAGGCTCGCGGACGAGAAGCTGAGTCCACAGGCGGAAGGGTGGCTCGAGTACGCTCGGCGGGTGCTAGAGCGGGACTGAGGCTTGGGGCTCTCGCGAATGCTTGGAAAGCTCTTCGAAGAACGCCCTTGAAGCACGCTCGCCTTCGGCCCTTGCCGCCAGCTCCTGCTGGGACGGTCCGTTGATCCAGTCCCGCAGCCACAGCCGTGGGTTCCACTTGTCGGACAGCGCGCGCATATCAGGCCACCTGCACTTGAATGACGCGCTCGGCGTCGGGGTCGATAGGGGCCGCGTCGGCGGCCGTTTGCTCATGGACGCCCAGCAGTTGCAGCACTTGCGGCAGTGCGGGGATGCCCTGCTCTTCCGGCCAGGCCGCGACCTGCTCAACTGGCAGCCGCAGGACCTTCGCCAGATGGACGTCGCTGTTCATGCCCAACCGGGCGCGCAGCGCGCGCTTGCTCATGCGGCTGTCCACCCGCGCGCCGATCCCAGCCTTCAGCGATGAAGCCGGATCCGCCGCAGCGCAGCGCGCGGTGTGAAGCCTCAAAAGGGCCAATGCGCTGGAAGCACGTGGCGACTGCGACCGGCCGGAGGCTAGGTCACCTACCGTCGAGCCTGCGGAACCGATGGCTTCGCCGATCTGGGCATATGTCATGCCCTTCGACTGAAGCTCCCCAATGATGTCTGCCCAGGATTTGTCCATGGACGCCACACTACGGTATTCCGTAGCGCCATGTCAACGGCATTCCGTTACGGAGTTCCGTTTCAATATGAACATGGACACTATTGGCAACAGAATCAGGGCCGAGCGAGAGACGCAAGGGATTACCCGCGCCGATCTCGCACGTGCCGCCGGCATCGCGCCGACTACCCTCTCAGATCTCGAGCTGGGGCTTTCAAAGTCAACCACCCAGCTACACAAGATCGCGCAGCGCCTGGCCGTGCGCGTCGAGTGGCTGGAGACCGGGAAGGGTGCCAAATCCGCTCCGGATGCCAACGCCGATAGCGAGTACGCTGATGTAGTTGGCTACTCTCAGGCCGCAGGCTTGGGAGCTGGTGCTGAGGCAGTGGAGTATGCCGAGACGCACAGCCTCAAGTTCAAGAAGACAAGCCTGCGACGACGCGGCATCCATAACCACCCGCTCGCTGTCTATTACGGCAAGGGCGACAGCATGGAGCCGACCATCAAGGACGGCGACGCCATTCTTTTCGATACCTCAGACACCAAGGTTATCGATGGTGGCCTCTATGTGATCCAGGTGGACGGTATGGCCAACCCGGAGTTCTACGTGAAGCGCGCCATGGTCCTAGACACTGGCGTGTACTTCCAAAGCGATAACCCTCGCGGCGACCACCACTGGCAGAAGCCCAAGCCCATGGCGTCCAAGCGACACCCAATCACGGTCATTGGCCGTGTTCACTGGATAGGCGGATGGGCTGACTGATGAGCCGGTTCAAAAAGTACAAACGCAATCCTAGCGTCAAATATCGTGACCTAACGATCAATCGCGATGATGTTCAAGAGTTCCTTGAAGATGTAACCGACACCCCCCCTTGCCCGGAGTGTGGCAAGGACTTCTGGCGAGTGATCGTTACACCTGGAGAGAATGAGACATTGGTCATTCCGGCCGTAAACGCAGACGAGGACGGAGAAGTCGGCGACCACTATCTGGCTGTTGCCGTCGTAAGTTGCGACAACTGCGGGTATGTGAAGAAATTCACACTTCGAACAATTCACAACTGGATGGTGAAGCGTCTGCTGGAGACGGAGCTCGACGATGAATAATAAGGCCTCCCTCCGATCTGTAACGTCAGATAACGCTAGCGACTTCGAACATGTTGCGGGCGGTGGAGATCCGCCCGATGATGGTGGCATGCGGGATCGACTGACCAAGCTAGAAGCGCTATTGCCTACATTGGCTACGAAGGCCGATCTCGGGGATCTCAAAGTTGAACTCGAAAAGGGTCATAAGGAGAACCGGGCATGGATGCTGGCTACGGTCATCGCCCTCTTTCTTGGAACCTTGGCGGTTGGGAATTTTCTTGCGGCGGGCTTGAAGGAATCAACGAAGGATTCGGTGCCGAAGGAGACGACTGTGCCACAGCCAATCATCATCCAACTGCCGGCACAGACTCCGCCGCCGTTGCCGTCTCAGGCACCAACCTCGCCCCCCTCGCCACCAAAGCGCTGACAGAGAGCACCCCGCTCCGGCGGGGTTTTCAATGGGTGAAAGCCAGTGCAACCCGCTTGAGCCAGACGAAAAGCCTAATCTATGAACGGCTTTAGACTTCTGGCCGCGGCCACCAACGGCATTCCGTTGACAGGCGCATACGGAATTCCGTAGTGTAGATCCCGTCGCCCCAGTAACCGCCCATCCGGGCCGGGGCACGGAGACTTCCATGCCGCACCTGACTCTCAGCGCCCGCGCACCCGCCGTCGTGGAAGCGCGCCCGCAGAACAACACCGTCGTCCTCAAGATCGGGGACGCCCTGCTCAGCCTCGACGCTGACGAAGCCGCCCAGCTCTGCAGGGACCTCTCCCGCGCCTCCCTGGACCTTCGGCGCCCCATCCGCGTGGGCATGTTCCCTGCCCGGACGCTGGAGCTGCAACGCGGGAATGCCGATCTGGTGGAGGAAGCGGCATGAGCGCCTGTAAGCACACCCCTGCCGCGTGGACCGTGGACGAACGCACCTGCTCCTTGGATGGCGTCTCCATCACCTGGACCATCTTCAGCCGCGACCGCATCTGCATCGCGGATGGGCAGTCGCAAGAGCATCTTGGCGATACCGGAATCCACGAAGATGAAAGTCGGGCCAATGCGCGCTTGATCGCCGCAGCCCCGGACATGCTCTCCGCATTGCGCTCCAGCCGAGATGTGCTCGCCCGCGCAATCAAGGCGGCCGCCCCTGACCTGTTCGAATCCGACGAAGACGTCAACGAGCACCTGGCGATCAAGCGGATGGATGCCGCTATCGCGCGCGCCGTTGGCGGTGCCGCATGAGCGCCGTCATCCTCCAGTTCCCCACCAGCACCGCCGCGCGCGCCGATGGCGCCGGCCTGGCCGTGGCGATCGCTGCCAAGCGTATGGGCTACCGCCCCCACCACATCGCACGCGCCGCAGCACTGGCGCGCCGCGAGGTGCTGGACGGCCGCAAGAGCGCGGCCCGCGCCGTGGCCGACATGACCCGCGACCTGTCCTATGGCGCCCGGAACACGGGAGGCGATGCCGCATGAGCGTCTTCGTCTTCTTCCTGGGCGTGCTGATCGGCGTCGGCGTCACGGTCGCGGTAGCCGCCTGCTGGATGGAACGGCACCAGGCCGCGCACTTCGAGCAGCTGCTGAACCAGATCAAGTCGCTGGGACCGCGCGCATGACGGCAGCACCTGCCCAGTCCATGACCGTGGCAGCCACCGTGCGCGCCATGCGCCGCGCAGGCGCCGCCGGCCAGCCGGTGCCAGCCAATGAGGTGGCCGCCTGGGCGCGCACGTTCATGATCCAGCTGTACGGCCCGCAGAAGCCGGCTCGCCTCGAGTGCCGGCCAAAGCATTCGGCAGAGCCGTGGATGCAGGCTGAGGACGGTGATGTGGTTCACGCTCGCCGCCGGGGCCTGGATATCCGCGCGCTCTACCTGCACCCGAAGCCCGAGAAGCCCACCAAGGCGCACCGTTTCCGCGACGGGAACTGCCGCGACTGCGGCGACGGCGAGTTTTACGCCGGCCCCAACTGCGAGCCTCCCACGCCGACACCCGACAGCCGCGCCGCCCTCCCCTTCGACCCCGCCTGGTTCCGTGAACCCCTCCAGGCGCTGCACCGCATCGCAACCACCAAGGTCGTCAACACGACAGACGGGATGAAGTGGAAGAGCGAAGCCACCTACCTGCTCGAACGACTCGACCAGTACGACAAGGAAACCCTGGCATGACCAATGAATCGACCCAACCGGCCGTCATGTGGTGGGACGGCGGCGATCGCGCCATCACAGCGCGCGAGAAGGCCCTGATCGAAGAGCACAGCCCCAGTAGCTTTTCCATTCCGCTGCTCCCGGCGGAGGCTGTGGATCCTACGGACCCTTGGCGCGGCCTGTACCTGCCAGCCCGCATGCCGGCGCCTTCAGAGTATGGGGACCTCACCCATCCGGACATCCCTCGCTGGCCTGACGACCGCGAAGATGCGCTCGACACGCTGGTCCATGCCCAGGGCTTCGACTTCCACATTGTTGCTGGTGACTTCACCGAGACCGCTCTGGAAGATGGTGACGAGCTGTACTGGCAGGAAATGCGCGACTGGAACCCCGAAGCGCCCGAGGGTGAATGGCGCCTGGCGTGGAAGGGCGACACCGAAGACGGCCCCTATGCGTGGTTCGTTCGGCCCATGGCGCTGCGACCGGAATCCGTCGCAGCGCCCGTGCAGGCCATCGACCTTTCTATGCCTACCGCGATGATCGATCAGGCACTGGGCTATCTGTCCACCGCGTTGGACGATCTGGATTCCAGCCCTGATCGCAGGCCGGGGGTCATGGTGACCGCAGCGATGGGGTGCCTTCGCGAGGCTCTTGCGGGGGTGGCCCGTGGCTGACTCCCTCCTGCAGGACCTGGAAAGCATCCGCTACCAGCTGGACGCAATGAGCCACCAGGCTCCCACCAACTGGTGCGACGTGGCCGCCAACCTGCAGGCGCAGGTGCAGTCCCTGATCGATCGTGAGCGCGCGGCAGCGCAGGAGGCGGAACGTGGCTGAGCTGAGCGTCCGCATCGAGCTTTTCCTGCGTCTGGCCGAGCTGCTGGACCGTCGCCGCGTGCAGTGCACCGGGACCATTGCTCGCGCCGTTGGACGGTTGACCCCGGATGTTCGCAAGGAACTGCTGCGAATGGAAAAGGCGGGCACCGTGCAGCGATACCGCCCGTGGTGCCGCCAAGGTTCGATCTGGTGGGAGCGCGTTGCCGGGTCTGCCCGTGCCCCCACCACCCTGGCCAACGTCACCCCGCCGCGCGACCTGCGCACCCAGCTGCCGAAGGAGGCCGACCATGCGTGAGCGACCCATCCTGTTCAACGGCGCCATGGTGCGCGCCATCCTGGCCGGCCAGAAGACGCAGACGCGGCGAGCGGTCAAACCCGCGCCGCAGACCATCGTCAATTGGAAGACCGCACCGTGGGAGGGCGACGGTGCCGCGCTGATGACCATGCTGCTCGCACAGCAGCGTGGCTGCCCCTTTGGCCAGCCCGGCGACCGGCTGTGGGTGCGGGAGACCACCCGGGTAGACCGCACCACCAGCGATTCTGCAGAGCTGGCTCGTTACAGCGCCGATCAAGAGCCGGTCTGTTATCCAGTCGGAACAGGCAGCGGCTATGACGGCGCCTGGCAGCTGTGGTGGTATGACCGCGACATCTGCCCAAGCATCCACATGCCACGCAAGGCTTGTCGCCTGCTGCTGGAGATCACCGCTGTCCGCGTGGAGCCCCTGCAGGCGATCAGCGCACAGGACTGCATTGCCGAAGGCATGACGACCCGCTTCACCGTGGACGACGGCAACGACGATCTGCGCACCCAGTTTCGAGACCTTTGGACCAGCACCGGCGGAGACTGGGACAGCAACCCCTGGGTGTGGGTCATCGAGTTCAACAGGATCAATGAGGTTTCCAATGGCTAATGGCTCCCACTCTTTAATCCGCGAGAATTGCGGCTACGGCGAGGCAAGTTGTTCAGCCATCGCGGCCGGGGTGACCAAACAGCTTCACCAGCTCGTCCGGCAGCTCCTCAACCACAGTGGCCTGCATCGACGCGTGGGAACCATAGTGGTCGGCCAGCTGATTGATCAGCCTATTCATGGCGTCCAACAGCGCTCGCCCAGCGTTGGAACGGTTGGTCGCCATCTTCACACGACGATCCACCGGCAACGCAAGGATCGCCACGGGGTTCAAACCTGGTCCACGGTTAAAGCTCTGCCAAGCGGCAAGCAACGTGAGAGTTGCAAATGCGTCCTCGTCTTTGAAGCCTTCAAGCCGATCTGCGAAGCGCTCCACGAGCGCCAGATCCGGAAGAGGCTTGGGTGCGACAAATGCAGCGAGGGTATCGTCGCTGGGTTGATGCATGGATTGAGGGCGGATATTGGCGAGAAACACGAGCAATTCGCGTCGCGCAAAAATGAGCTCTCTGCTAAACGCATGCGCCAAGCGAACAGACCTGGTGTGTTCGGCTTGCTTCTGGTGTTCGTGTTCTCGGTCTTGCAGCTCAAGCGCAGTGCTTCGCTCCGCCACCGCCGCTTCCCTAGCGACATCAATCTGTCCTTTGGAAACGTAAAGGGCGACGATGACAGCCGCACTGGTAGCGACCGCCGAAGCCCAAGACGTGACGTCAGCGAAACGACTCTGCGGGATTCCGTAAAAGGTAACAGCAGCAGCCAAACCCACTACGCAGCCCAAGAGAAGCCAGCCCACTGGCTGCTTAAGCATCGCGAATGCGCGCACGCGCTTGATCATCTCGCCCCACTCCATTCTTCTCCCGTTGATTCTGCCATGGGTGCGGCTATGCGTGAGCGGCGAGCGCTAGACCTGAACAATGCAGCGGGGGGCAAGGGCAAGGGGGCCGCCTACCTCCCCGCATCTCGGCCGTTCGATTTCGTCTTCCGGGTCCATACCGGCGGCGGGTATACGTCGGACCTCAGACTCTTCGAAAAGAGTGAAGCATGACCCAGCGACACATCAGCCACCCCGAGGGCCTGCCCGCCTGCGCCGCCGGGCACAGCGCCCGCCACATCCACGACCAGCGCGGCCTCGCCGCCGGCGGCGGCCATTTCGTCGAATGCCGGTGCAGCGCGACCAGTAAGCACGCGCAGCCAGAGGCCGCCTTGGCCGAATGGCGCCGGGTCAACCGGCCTGCCCGCGCTCCCCGGCCTGCCCTACCGGCAATCGCGCCGCCAGCCGCTGACAACGTAGTGCAGCTGGACTTCGGCCTGGCCCCTCCCTCCCCGCCGCGCCAGCGGGCCGGAGGTGCCCATGGGCGCCGCTGAAAAACTAGACCTGTCCGGCAAGGACTGGCTGACGGTCGAGGAAGCCGCCCACTACTGCGGCGTGTCCAACAGCCAGTTCCGCAAGAACGCCCTGAACTACGGCCTCACACCCCGGCGCTTCATGGGAAAGCAGTTGTACGAGAAGGCGGCACTCTATGCCGCGATCCAAGGTGCTGAAGAATGGCAAAGGTTCGACTCTACTGGCGTGGCAGCAAGGCCTACCTCGACTGGGCAGAAGGTGGGGAGCGCTTTCGCAGGTCCATTGGGCAACCTGACGCCCGTGAGGCGGAGAGAATTCGTGCCGCGAAAGAAGCCGAGCTGACGCACGGAGTCCGGATCCTGGCGCGTCTGCCCAAGGTCCGCGATTACCTGGAGTGGTATCTGGACTGGTACGCGGCAGAACACCCCACCACCATCACGAAAGCCCGCAGCGAAGTGAAGCGCTTCATTGAGCGCTTTGGACACCGCCCAATCGACAGCATTCGCGCCGTCGAGGTAGAGCAGTACAAGCGATCCAGGTTGCTGGACGACAAGGCGGCAAAGGAAACCGTGGGTAAGGAGATTAGAAGGCTGAAGGCAGCGTTCAACCGCGGCGTCGAATGGAAAGAGCTGGACGTAAACCCCCTCACTTCGGTAAAGGCGCCTCGCGGCGTCCGGAGCGTGGCCGTCAAGTTCTACGACCGGGAAGCAATGCGGCGGCTATACCGGGCAAACCCAACGCGTGCACCGCTTTGGCTGTTCATGGCTCATACCGGGCTGCGCCGGGGCGAAGTGGTAGGGCTAGAGAAAAGTTCCGTCGTCTCGGGTCGTCTTCTTGTCGAAAGCGACCCAGACGAGACTGGCGCGGGCCGAACCAAGTCCGGAAAGTGGCGCGAAGTGCCGCTCAACCGCTACGCAAAATGGGCGCTCCGGCGCTTGCCCGATCCACTAGTATCCGTTCACAAAGACACTGTATCGGACTGGTTCGCCAAAGACGCAGCGGCGGCTCAGGTCGGCGGGCATCTACACCGCCTGCGGCACACCTTCTGCGCCCACATGGTCATGGGAGGCGTGCCGCTGCGACGGGTTCAGATACTCGCAGGGCACGCTGACTACGCCACGACCGAAAAATATTACGCACATCTTACGCCCGAGGGGGACGACAAGGCCGTTCGGGTTCTAACGTACTGAGTGAAGCGCTAGCCATTGGCTTCTTCCGCTTTCCGCTTTGCCTCTGCAGCTGCGAGCTCATTTTCCTGAGTTTGGAAGTCATCGATCATTGTCGCTAAACGGAATATTTCCGTCGCCAGTGACAAGCAAAGCATAACGGCATAGCAAAAGAACAGGCCTCCCATCCACCAGAAGAAGGGGCGAAGAGTTACGCCCACCTCTACAAGTGCTGCAGAAGGCGGAGATGACGTCTCATAAAAGAATTTTGCCACCAACGCCAACACGAGCGCGATCAGCTGCACCATGATGAAATGAGTGAACATCGCCATGAACGCAATGAACGGAGACGTCTCATTGGACCCAGCCTCTCTACCGGCAATAATGGATCGAAGCGCGTCACTGCCCAGGCTAACGAATATGGCGACGCCCGCAATGGCAAATCCCACCAGGCCCGGCACGACAGAGGTCACCAGATCCCACCACTTGGGCTGCTGAAAATACCAATAGCCCAACCCCGACACCGCCGCAGCGGCGTAGAAGTACTTTGAAGCGAATACAGAATTCCAACCTCCGTACTCAGCGAAGTAGCGGGGCATGCCCATTTATCATCCTTCTCTCAGCTCGTCTAACGCGCGGTCTGCAGCAATGCCGAATTCACCCTCATCGATGGTCGTCGACTTGCTGCCGTCGTAGGAATGAAGGTACTCGTAGGGCGTATCAACAGTTGAGATCTTGACCAGGCGATTGCCTCTCTTCACCGTTGCTTTAACTTGGCCATTGGTGGACGCCACTCGGAGATCGCTCTTCAACTCTTCATCGGGCTGAATGAAATCATTCTTCTTTGCCACAACGGACTGCTGGAGCCGGAGGGCGTGCAGCCTTTGCAACCGCTCTTTATAGGCTGTCTCTGCCTTCTTCCCAGAGTCGGGATTGGGAGCATGTACGACGAACTCAACCGTACGAAGGGTCTTGCTATTGACGATCTCTTCAATGGTATCCCTGGCAGGAAATACCGTGCAGACCACTTCACCGAATTCGTTTTCAATTGATTCGTTCGAAAGCAGTCTTTCGAAGAGTGCTCCAGCATTGTTAGGCGTGAGTCGTGCTCCGCCGTTACCGATCTCGAACACTAGAACATGGCTTTTCAGGTAGAAGCGATACCGGAAGAATTTTGCGTTTGGCTGGATGTTAGGAGGAATGTTCAATCCTTCCTTGTCATCGGACTCGGCCACTTTCCCCGACCGCACGTTCATCCAATCGCCCTTCACATCGATCCTGGTGAATGTGCCGATTAAACCCTGAACGTAAGGAGCCGAAGCAGGCCCCCCAGCAGGTGGTGCTAACGTGACCAGCCCGAAGCGATCACCTCGAATGCGCCCAGCCTTTCTGGTTCGACCGAGCTTCCTTATCAACAACTCATAATTCTTAGCGCTGTGCGGCTGCGTGACGATGTTCAACGCGCCTACACGAATTACCTTCTCCATGTGCCCCCCCCGACTGCGCGATCCGCGTCACGCACGCACCACACGTCACTGTGTAGCACCAGCAGTCTATCAGTCCGACTCGCTTGATTCGTAGCCCCTGTGCCAGGTGTGCCATATCCAAAACAAACCACGGCGGAATGGAGCAAACTCAGGGAGCGCCATCAACCTAAGCCATTGATTTTGGTGACCCCGGCCCGATTCGAACGGGCGACCTTCCCCTTAGGAGGGGGACGCTCTATCCAGCTGAGCTACGGGGCCATGTGCGGGCCAGGCGAGCGTGCCTGGCCGCAGGCTGCGCGCACATTGCGTACGTGCAGCGGTGAAGGATACCCACATTCAGCGGCAGGACCAAGGCCGATGGCGCCGCGCGGGTACGCCCGGGTCAGCGGATTTCCAGCTCCGCGAAGCCCTTGACCAGCTCGTCCACGGCCTTGATCTGGGTCAGGAACGGTTCCAGCGCGCTCAGCGGCAGCGCGCTGGGGCCGTCGCAACGGGCGTGGTCCGGATCGCGGTGCGCTTCCAGGAACAGGCCGGCCAAGCCCAGCGCCATGCCCGAACGGGCCAGTTCGGCCACCTGGCGGCGGCGGCCACCGGAGGCTTCGCTGCCGGCATCGCGGCGCTGCAGGCTGTGGGTGACGTCGAAGATCGCCGGCAGGCCCCCGGTGGATTCAATCATTTCGCGGAAGCCGAGCATGTCCACGACCAGGTTGTCGTAGCCGAACTGCGAACCGCGTTCGCACAGGATGATGTTCTCGTTGCCCGCTTCGCGGATCTTGGACACGATGTGCTTGATCTGCGTGGGGCTGAGGAACTGCGGCTTCTTGATGTTCACGGCACGGCCGGTCTGGGCGATGGCCACCACCAGGTCGGTCTGGCGGGCCAGGAACGCCGGAATCTGCAGCACGTCGACCACTTCGGCCACCGGGGCGGCCTGGGCCACTTCATGCACGTCGGTGATCACCGGCACGCCGAGCTGGCGCTTTACTTCCTCGAAGATGCGCAGCCCTTCGTCCAGGCCCACGCCACGGTAGGAATGGATCGAAGAGCGGTTGGCCTTGTCGAACGAGGCCTTGAACACGTACGGGATGCCCAGCTTGGCCGTGACCTTGGTGAAGTGTTCGGCCGCGTGCAGGGTCGAATCGAGGTCTTCGAGCACATTCAGGCCGCCAAACAGCACGAACGGGAGACGGTTCCCGACGACCACGCCTTCTGCAACGGTAACGTTCAT